GATTGCTACAGCTTATGGATTGAAACGAGATGATTTTTCGATAATGGGATTGGGTGATGATGGCATCTTAGCTGTTGAAGAGGAAATAGATGTGAATTTGTATGAGACTAATGTAAGCAAACTTGGCATGAAAACAGAAATCGAATTGGTTGAGCCGGACCAGCTTGAATTTTGTAGCCAAATATTTGTCCCAACTGATGGGACTTTGGTTTTAGGCCCGAAAACTGGAAGAGTTATGGCCAAATTGTTTTGGGACAAGAAAAATTTGCCCTTTGATGAGTATTGTGAATGGGTTGGTCAAGTCGCTTTAGGACTGTTGGAAACAGTCAGTACCAATCCCATCCTATACCCTTATTTTAAACAGCTTATATTGGAGTTGCATCCTACTAAGCGACTCATAGAACAGCACAAGCTTTATGCAACAGAAATGCACAACATTACACAAGACACAATTGATTTTTGGTGTCGACGATATAATTGCGACGAATCGGACCTGAAAGAAGCGACAGAAATATTAATGTCGGCTACTGGACCCATAGATTTGTCAATATTCCCTATCTGGAACTCAATATTAGTTGTTGATGTTGGTGTGCCGGTCACTATTCAAACATTTGACATCTACCCTTTGAAAAATAAAACAATGACTTTGTTCTCCTTTGATTGGATCTATGCGTGCATTTTGGCACCATTGATAGAAGAATCAGGGAAACGAATCATTGGACATACTTTGGCACATTTGTTAGGTCTACCAATAGATCATGGTGCCATTTTCATCGGTGGATTAGTTGGATTGTATGAAGACTTACGCGACGGAACTTTTCCATTAAAAACCGTCGGTCATTCTTACTTGTGCGCCTTGCCTTATTACCAAGCCCTAGCTACGCATGGATTATGGAATTGTTGGTTCATGTTTGTAGGGGGGTTATGCAAACGTCCCGAAACAAAATTGACATTGTTACAATTTTCATATTCGAAGACGAATATGCCCAAAAAGAATAATAAGAAAGGAGTTCT